CTAGGGCGACGAAGATAACCCGATGGGATTCTCCCCAGTCGCCCTCTCCCCGGAGGTTGGGATCCCCGCTCACTGTGAGAATATACTCACTAGCCGAGATCCTCCCCGAAAGGAGTTTAGTCCCCAGTTCACAGAGAAATGCCTCATCCCGTACTTCACGAAGACGGCGCTCCGGAATATAGGAATAAGCACGCTCTTGCAGTGCTCTAACAGCCTGAGGGATACCGGAAAGGGGAATATACCCCTTCCTCTCCTCCCCCATAATAGAAGACACGACCGTTGGAATACTCCACGGTCGATCACTAATGGAGGAGAGAGGGAAGGGAGTAATCTCCTCTCCACGGTAGAGTAGCCTCTTGGCAAATTCGCACAGGTCATAAGACTCGTACGTCTTACCAGGAGACACCTCAACACCGAGGTCCTGAATGATCCGAAGATACTTCCGGGCAACCCTAGTATCACCAATTAGGATATCATCCCCGAGAAGGACATACTTGCAAGTAGACCACTGAACGCAAGAGCGTCGGCAGGCTACAAACACCACAAAATGGTGCGCAAGTGCGAAGGTCGCCCAAGAGGAGTAAGCTCCCATTGGGTTCCCCGCACCATAATTGACATCCCCAACACCAGAGAAGGTGAAGGGATAACCAATCATGATGTCCTTCCAAGCGGATACGACAGCCGATGGTAGGATACCACGGAGGACCAGAACGAGAAGAGAGATCGGAAAGCGATCAGTCGCCTGAGTCAGGTCGACAGAAAACTTCTTCACTGTCTTCTCGGGTGTATCCCATTTCAGAACAATATCCTTGTACTCTGCTTGGTTAAAAGTCATATCTTGGGGAATCTTTCTCAGAATAGAAAAGATCCAGGCATGAATCGGATAGAGGGCTGTCTGAGACCAATAGTCTAGGATAGCCACTACCCGAGTCTTCCCTTCCTTATCATGAATAGGGACCAGCCTCCGGAGAGTTGGGGAGGGAGAACCCCCCAGAAACTCCTGGAAGAGAGCCTTATTCGAGAGAAGGTACCCAATACGACGCGTAAGATGGGGACCCCCGAGGGTAGAAATAGATCGAAGGAGAGTAGTAGGAAGGGACAGAAAGTTCCCCCACGCCTCCATCATCGCATTTCCCCTAGAAGGGCCCTTCTTAGTCGTGAAGTGATACGACTGCCACCCGATTGGTTGCCTCAGACCTCGAGAGAGTTTTCTAAGCTCTCTCCAGAACCCGCTTACGTGCTCCTGGAGACGATCCAGAACATCCTCTGTGACGGTAGAGGGGTTCCGGATCGGACCCAGGTCGACCTTTAGAGGGAGATGCTCCCCCCTAAGGATAATAAGAGCTGTGAGGTAAAGTCGAAGGTGAACCTTCGACACCGCAAGCAGGTCTGTTTTCCGAAGGGGGAGGCGGTACACCCTCGCCAGACGGGTAAGCCTTCTGCGAGACTCTGGAGACTCTGGGGAGGACAGGGCACGAAGGAGGGACTGACGTCCCTCTTTACACCAGGAGATAGCGAAAGCTGTTCCCCTAGTCACCCAAACCTTCCCGAGCTTCTCGAGGAATCCAGCAACCAGATCTAGAGTACACCCGGAGCGAGAAA